AGGAAGAACGGCAGGCCCGGTTCAACGAAGGCATGGAGGCGATCGACCGCCTCTTTACCCGTGGCGAGGTTCGCAGCGAAAACCCGGCTTGGGCTGAGTGGAACCGGCAGTATGGCGGCGGGGGGGACGCGCTTGGCGGGCTCTTTGGCGGCGTGACGCGACCCGGAGCCCCGGCCGCCCCCGAGCGGTGGATTTGGACGCCTTCTGGCGTGGCCTTCAACGATCAGTTCTATAACCAGCGGGCGCAGGCATACCGCGATTTCGCGATGCCCCAGGTGGAGGAGCAGGCCGAGCGCGCCCGGCAGGAAATGGAGTTCGCGCTTGCGCGGCAGCGGCTTACTCGCTCGTCCGTCGCGGGCGACCGGCAGCGCGACTTTGGCCTGGAACGGGGCCGCGCCTTGCAGGGCGTGGAAATGACGGCGACGGACCTGATCGGGCAGGCGCGCGGCGACGTTGCCAGCGCCCGCGCGCAGGCCGTGAACGCCCTGACGGCATCGAACGATCCGCAGGCCGCGCTTTCGGTAGCGCGCGAGCGCGTGGGTGCGGTGTCAACGCCGCCGTCCTTCAACCCAATGGGCACGCTGTTCGCGAACACGCTGGCGTCGGCCGGCGCGGGGATCGGCGGATACCGAGACATGCAGAGCCAGCAGCAGGGCGCGTCGAAGGGCGGCGCGTCGCTTTACGGCGCGTCGTCCGGCTCCGGCCGCGTGGTGAGGTAATGAGCCATGTGTGAACCCGTCGCGATTGTCTCCGCAGTCGCCGCCGTGGCCGGCGCCGCGCTGCAATACCAGGGCGCGCAGCAGGCCCGTAACGCGCAGGAGGAGGCGTCCAATCAGGCCGCCGCCGCCGCGATGCGGGAGCAGCAGCGCCAGGACGAGATTTCCGGCCGGTCCCGCGAGCAGGCCGGGCGCATCGCGCAGGAGAGCGGCCCGCAGGCGATGCAGGAGCGGCTTCGGCAGGCCGAGGCGCGTCGCGCCGAGGGGCTGACCGCCGCGACCGCCGAGGACACGCCCAATCAGGACCGTCTTGGCGGCCAGCAGGGCGCGAGCGATGTGGTCCGGACGGTCATTTCCGACCGGCAGGGCGAAGCGCGGGCGAAGCTGGCGCGCGAGGCTCTGGCGCGTGCGCGCCTGGGATCGTGGGGCGATGCCTTCGTGAACCTGGGCGAGACGACTGCTCCCATGCAGGACCGCATCGGCATGTATGGCTCTTTCGCGCGCGGCTCTGCCGGCGCGTCCGGCGTCGAGCAGCAGGCGTTCGACGTGAAACGCAACCTCGCGCAGCACGAGGGCGCGGGGCTCCGGGCGATCGGCTCCGGCGTGAGCGCGCTGGGCAACGCCGGGCTCTCCAATGCTGGCACGATCGGTAGTTGGTTCGGCTCGCCCACGGGCAGCATCGTGGCGGAAGGCACCGCGCTTGGGGCGAAGCCCTACGCTGCGGCAAGCTGGGGATGACGTATGGTAACGCGCCGCAATAGCTACTACTCGGACCCCGCCATCGGAGCGGGTGTCGAAGCCCTGGCCGAAGGCATCTTCGGGGGCGGCGAGCGCGAGGTTCATCGTGCCCGCGCGGGGCTTCTGCGCGAGCAGGCGACCGGCGCATCCTTTGAGAACCAGCGGTTCCAGCGCCGCGCGCAGAACGCGGCGGCGCTTCGTGATCTTCTGGCGTCCGGCCCGCCCGCCGATCCCGAGGGGCGCGCGGCATGGAACCGTCAGGTCTATTCGCTGCGCGCCGAGGATGACGCGAACCAGCAGACGGCCCTTCCCGCCTTCATGCGCGGCTTCGTCCACACGCAGCCGCTTGTGCCGCAGGCTGAGCGCGACGCTGCCGTGGTTGGCGCGGGCGGTTCCTGGCTCCGCGACACGGAGACGGGCGGGCGCTTCTCCGAGGGCGAAAGCACGCGCCGGGCCGGCATCGCGGCCGGCGCGACGGTGCGCTCCCAGCAGATCGCGCAGGAAGGCGCAAACTTCCGGTTCTTGCATGGCGACGTGAACCCCGGCGCGGACGGCGTGGTGGTTGGCGGCCGTCGCGCACAGGCGCTTAACTTGGTGCCTCCGCCGCCGCAGATGGCACCCGGCGAGCAGGGTCCGCCCATGCCCGCGCCTCCGCCCGCGCCGTTCTTCGTGCCGGGTGCCGCGACGATCGCGCCGGGCAATGTGCGGCAGTCGCCGGCCCCTGGTCCGCTCGTCCCCGGTCAGGCCCCCGTGATGGTCGAGACGCAGGGCAACCCGACGCTCCCAACTGAGCAGGGCCGTGCCGCGCAGCAAATCCTTGCGCCGGAAACGCCGCCCGAGCAGCGCGCCCGCGCCACGTCGATCCTGCCGGGTGTCGCGGCGGCAGAGGTTCGCGGCCAGACGGCGCGCGAGGTTGCTGGTATCCGCGCTGGCGCCGCTCAGCTTACGGCGCGCATCCGGGCGGACAACAGCATCGAAATCGAGCGTATGCGGCAGGACGGGCAGCTTGAGCGCGTCGAGTTGCAGAATGCCAGCCGCGAGGAAATCGCGGCCCTGCTTGCGGATAGCCGGGTGGCGGCGCAAGTCGAGGCCAGCATCGGTCGCGTGGAAGCCGCGCGCATCCGGGCGGAAGCTGCCGGTGCGCGTGGAGCTGGCGCGAACCGGACGATCGGAGAGGCAAACGAGCGCGCAATCCGCGCCGCGATTGACGAAGTGCTGACCTCTCGCCCGGGCGGCGCCGTCAGCCTAGACCCCGCCGCGAGGGAGTGGGTAAACCGCCGCACTCAAGAGATTTTCGGCCAACGCTCTCCGGGGCAGGGCGGCTCTGCGGCGGTCGCTGCCCAGCAGGCGGTTGAGGAATATTTCCGCCACGGTTCGGCCCTCCCCCGGACGGATCACCGCTGGATGCCGGGGCGTCCGCAATACGGGCTCCCGCCGTCCCTGGTGCCTCCGGCGGCGGGCGCGGCTCGTCCGCAAGTGCCCGCCGCCCCACAGGCTCCGGCAGGGCGTCCGTCCGTGGTGCCCCCGGCGGCCACGCAGACCATCCCTCCGGCCGAGCTACTTGAGCAGGCGCGCAGCGCGATCCAGCGCGGCGCGAACCGCGACCAAGTGATCCAGCGCCTTCGGGCGGCTGGCGTCGATCCGGCGGGGCTCTAAGGCATGAGTGGGCTTTTTGACGACCTGATCCCTGGCGCCGACCCGCAGCAGTCGCAGCCGGGCGCTTTTGATGACCTGATCCCGCGAGGGCCGGCCGCGCGACCCCCGCGCCCGCTTCTGCCCACGGAAGGCGCAGGGGAGGCGATCGTCAACGCCCCGGGCCGCGCGGCGCGCATGGTTGTGCAGGGCGTTCCGGGCGTCCTGGACATGCTCAACAACGCAGCCGGCGCCGTCCTTAATGCGCCGTTCATCGCGTGGGATGCGGCGCGCGGCAACGCGCCCGGGACGAGCGAGCCTTTCCGCTACGGCCAAATCCAGCGCATGACGACAGGCGCGGCGGACGCGCTTGGCCTCCCGCAATACGAGCAGAGCCAAACCGGACAGGTTCTTGGGCAGATCGGTGAAGCCGCCGCTGGCGCAGCCCCGACACAAATCGCCGGGCGCGTCCTTGCGCCCGTATTGCAGGGGACGGGCCAGACCGTCGCAAGGGCGTTTGCGGACGCCCCCGGCATCGACGTAACCGCCAACGCGGCGGGCGGCGGCGCGCAGGGCATCGCGCAGCAGGCCGGCGCTAGCGACCTGATTGGCATGGGCGCCAACTTCGGCGGCGCCGCAGTCACGTCCGTTGTCGCGTCCTTGATTGTCGCTGCCGCCGCGCGGAGGCGCATGGCGGCCGGCGCCCCCGAGCCTCGCGGCGTCGATGACCTTGCGACGGAAGAACTTGCCGCAGCCTTCCGCGACCCGGAAATGCTGAACACGGCGCGGGCCGCCGGCCTGACCGACACCGAAATCCAGCAGGCCGCCGAGGCGTTCCGTCTCGCTGCCGCGCAGCGCGACCGGATCGGCCCAAGCTCGCAGGCGGTCGCGCCCGGCCAGCCGCCCGTGGTCGAGGCTATGTCGCCCCGGCTGCGCCAGGACTTCATGGAGCGGAACCCGCAGAACCCGGCGGACCCGTCCGCTCCGCGCCGGGACTTCGCGGCGGACCTTCCGCTCCCGCAGCGCACCACCGCGCTAGTCCCGCTTGAGCCGCCGATCATCCCCAATCGGATGACGCCGGAGGAAATCGCGCACGCCGCCCGCGTGAACCAAATCCAAGCCGAGCGCATCGGGCAAGACCCGCTACAGTTTGGCGATGATCCGTCCGGCCGCTCCGTGGCGCCAATGGACCCGACGCCGCGCCTCCGTCCGGATCAGACGATGCGGCTCCTGCCGCCGCCCGAGCCGATCCGGATGCCGGACCAGAGCGGCACGCCGCCTGTCGTCGGCAACCCGCCTCCTCCGCCGTCCATGCCGCGCATGACGGAAGCAGGCATCCGCGCGCAGAACCCGGCATCGCCGGACTATCGCGCGCCGGGCGCCCCTCCGCAGCCCACGGCCCCGCAGCCCCCGACCCCGCCCGCGCCCCGTGCGCGCGAGGTCAACGTCACCAGCGTCACGCGCCCGCCCGAGCCCCGTCCGGAAACCGGACCCGCGCCGCAGGCGGAGGGCGCCCCACCCCCGCGCGCCACGACCCCCGAGCGCGCCGCCGAGTTTACCCGGCTGGCCGAGCGTTCCGAGGCGGCAGCGGCGAAGCTCGATGCCCAGGTGGCGCAGTTACAGCAGGCGCGCGAGCGGTTCTTTGACCGCAACACCGGCACGAACATGCTTGCCGCGAAGGGCGCGAAGGCACCGCGCGACAAGGCGAGCCGCGAGCTTGCGGCGCTGGCCGGCAAATACCGGACGGCGACCGAGATTGACCGCGCCATCACGACCCGTCAGCGCGAAGCGGAAGCCGCGCGGGGCCGAGCGGCGATCCAGCGGCGAGGCGCCGAGCGCGCCGGCACGCCGGATGACGTGCCTTATCGCCCGTCCTACGGCGACCCGAAGCTGGACGCACCGGCCGCGCGCACACCGCCCAAGGCTCCGACCTCGCTCACCGCAGCGGTGAAGGCGAACGGCGGCATGAAGGGCGGCGGCGACCTGGAAGGTATGGCGCCCGGCGTCCGCAACGACAAGGCCGGCCTATCGCCGGACATGATGGTGGAGCGGCTTCAACAGGACGGGTGGTTCCCGAACCTGACGGGGCTCGATGCCGAGCGCGCCCTGTTCAATGCGCTGCGCGAGGAACGATCCGGCCGTCCGCAATATCGGGACGGGGACGGCGTGGAGTTTCGCGCCGCGCAGGAAGCCTACGACGCCGATGTGACGCGCATGAACGACATGGCGCGCGAAATGGGCCTGTCTCCGGACGAGGTTCGCGGCATGTCGCGCGGGCAGTTTGAAGACCTGATGCGCGAGCGGCTTTCCCAGGAGGAAGCCGCCAACATGCACCGGCAGCAGGCCGAGGCGCTTGAGGCTGAGGTTGTTGACCTCCGCCGCGCGTTGCAGGATGAAATGGAAGCCCGGGGCGACGCCTGGGAGCCGGACATTCTCCGGACCCTGGACGATTACCTGGACGCCTACGGGGCAAGGAGCCTGGAAGATGCAGAGGCAGAGTGGCGAGGCGCTGTCGCTGATGCAGAAGGGGGAGCGCAGCGCGGCGGAACTCCGGAGGTTGCTGCGCGACCCGAACCTGAGCGTGGCGCTCCGGGAGAAGATCGAACGGGTGCTGGACCTGGGCGAGCGACAGAAGATGCTCCGCAACAGCCAGAAGGGAGCCGCGCCGAAACCGAAGGAGGACGCGGCCCCGGCGAACAGGGTGGAGAAGTAGCGCGCGGGCGCGACCCGCTCCGCAAGACCGTCGAGGATGACGGGCAGAACGTCATGCCCGGCATGGAAGCCAGCACGAAGCAGGCGGTGCAGGCCCGCGCCGAGGCGCGCAACAACGGCGACGTGCCGCAGCGTGCGCTAGGGGATGCCGATACGCCGCTCTTTGACGTGAGCGCGCGGGATCAGATGGACATTATGCGCGAGACTGGCGATCGGGGGCTGGGCGGCAAGCTCTACTCCGGCGGCATCTTCGATCCCGCCGTGTGGCGCCTCGTCCTGGGGCCGGCGGCGCGCTACGTCACCAAGTCCTTCACGGACGCATGGGATCAAGCAACGAGCGCGCTCAAGGGCTCGATGGACAATCCCAGCCGCGAGGCGCGCGTCCCGCGCGATCCGGCGCAGCCGCAGCGGTCGCCAAAGATCATCCGCCGTCCGCTTCGCGCGATCGGCTCTTTCATGCGCGCGGCCCTCTATGCGGACGACGCGCGGATGCGCGCCATGGCGGACACGCTCCCGCCCGCCTCGCGCGAGGCAATGCGGACGTTCCTCGACAAGTGGCACGCGCGAGCGGGCGACGCTCGCGGCGCTGGCGACGCCTACGACGAGTTGGTGAATACCAACACGAACCGCCACATGCAGGCGTTGGGCAAGGCGCTGGGGGACGACATTCTCCGCGACAAGGCCGCACTCGCGCAGCTTGCCCGCATGGTGCAGAACCCGGGCAGCATCCGCGCCGGGACGAAAATGGGCGACGCCGCCCTCGCCCTCACGAAGCTCCTTCGCGAGCTTCACGACTACCAGCGGCAGGCCGGCGTCGAAATGGGCCAGATCAAGAACGGGTATTGGCCGCGCGTCATCAACGACAATGCCGTGTGGGATAACTCGGCCGGGTTCCTGCGCGACGCCGAGAAGGCTTACAGGCTGGCCGGCGAACCGAACCCGAAGGAAGCCGCGCAAGCGTGGCTCAACAACATTCTGGCCGGCGGCAAGCACGATGATGTTCTGTCGCCGCCCATGTCCGGCATCCAGGCGGATCATGTGAACGGGCGCACGCTGCCGAAGGAAGCGGACAACATCCTTCGCGACTATCTGCATCAAGACCCGCTGCACGTCCTGACGACCTACATCACGGCCGCCGCGCGCCGGGCGGAGTTTGCTCGCGCGGTCGGGCAGAAGGTGCAGCCCGGCGGCAAGGTGGTGCAAACCAACTGGGATGCGCTTGTGAAGGCGCTTCGCGCCGATGGCGCCGACGCGCGCATTGACGATGTGCGGAGCTATGTCGGGAGCGTCACGGGCGCCAAATACGCCGGCACCAACCGGAGCTACGTCCGCGCGTCCGCGAATATCCGCATGTGGACGACGCTGGGGATGCTGGAAAAGGCAACCATCGCCTCGCTCGCGGAAGCCTTCATGCCCGCCGTGCGACAGGGCAACCTCTTGAAGATCGGGGAAAGCCTCTATCGGACGGTTGATGACCTTGTGCGCGGGCACAAGGGCAAGGGCGAAGCCGGGCGCCTGCGTGAGCTTGCGGAGGATATCGGCGTGATCGCGTCCGCTTATGCGGGCTCACTCAACGCCGCGCGGTGGACCGGCGGTGATGCCACGTCCAGCTTCCAGAGCCACGTCCTCGACGTGTATTTTCGCCGGACGGGGCTGGAACAGTGGACGCGCGGCACGCGCGTTGCTGCCGTCTCCGGGGCTGAGGTTTTCCTTCGCCGGCTTGCGAGCGACCTGGGCAAGACGGGCACGCGCCATGAGCGCATGGCCGGTGTGCTGCTTGCGGAGCTTGGCATCCCGAAGGCGCAGCAGGCCGCGTTCGCACAGTGGATGCGCGGATCGGCGGGCAACGGCATGACGGCTGCGGCGCTGCATCTGGCGCCGAAGGCGCAGGCGGAGCTTTTCCGCCGGGCGGTGCAGCGGTTCGTGTGGCAGAGCATCATGAGCCCGAACGCCTCGACCCGCCCGCGCTGGGCGTCGCATCCGGTGGGTGCCGTGGCGTTCCAGTTGTCCAACTTTGCCTGGGCCTTCCACAAGAACGTCCTGGCGCGGCCGTTTAATCTCGCCAAGAGCCCTGACCTGACGCGCATGGACGCGGCGATCATGGCGGGCAGCTACCTGACCATGGCTGCTGCTGCGATGCTGCCGGCGCAGATCGTGGTGTCCTATCTGCGCTCCGAGCTTCTGGACAGCGAAGACAGCAAGCGCAAGCGACGCGAGCAGGCTGCGCGCGATCCAATCTTCCGGTCCCCGATTACGGACGAGCCGGTTGGCACCGATCAAGCCCTGTTGGTCCTGTCGCGTTCCGGCCTGCTTGGCGCGTTCGACCCAGCGTTCAACCTTGTCACGGGCGTCCGTTATGGGCGCGACCTTGCAACGAGCCTCGCCGGCCCGTCCGCCGGCCTGTTGCTGGGCGCCGCGCAGACCGGCCTTGATAGCGTCGTGGGGCGGAATAGCCCCAACACGAACGCCTCTGAGCGGCGCGTCGCGCGTGCGGTGTGGGATGCCGGCATCGAGCCCGCCGCCAACTGGGGGCTCACCTTCCTGCCGATCCCGCTTGCGGCGATCCTGACGCAAGCGGCCGGCCATGGCGGGGTGCGCGGCGCCTTTATTGACGGCGTGGCAGGCCCGGAGCAGCGCCAGCGTCGCTAATGATATAGGTTGCCGTGTTGGGTGTTGTTGGTCATACTCTGTCGCGTTGGCGGAGACAGGCCAACATTCCACCACCACGGGAACCCACCAATGGCAGATATCGAACCGGCGAACACCAGGGCGGGCGCGATCTTGCGCGAGGCCGCCTCGATCGTGGACGGCGCGCGGAACGTCACGCACGGGGACAAGGAGCGGAGCTTCCTGGCGATTGCATCGCTGTGGGAGGCTTACCTCCGGCAGCGCCCCCGGGGCATGAGCGCCGGCATCACGGCGGCGGACGTGTGCGCCATGATGGTCCTCCTCAAGTTCGCGCGCTCGCACCACGGGCAGCACATCGCGGATCACGGCCTGGACGCCACCGGCTACGCCGCCATTTGGGGCGAGCTTCGCGAGGCGGAGGGCGCACATGAGCGCGCGGTGAAGGAAGCCCAAGGGCTCCTGTTCTACGGCGTCGGCGGGGAGCCGGACTAATGGCGACGCGAGCCCCCACGAAGGAACAACTTAAGCTCGCGAACAAGTATCTGGACGAAATCGAACGCGCCGTCCGCGACGGCTATTTGCTCGATGAGCGTCAGCGCGAGAACAAGCGCGAGCCCACGGCATACCGCATGGCGGCCGACCGGCTGAAAATCCCCACGGGATCGCGGCATAGCTTTCTCGGGCAGGCGCTCCGCTGGACCGGCCGCAGCATCGAGGGGATCGAGAAGGCGCAGCGATCCGGGGACAGGAACAACACCCCCAGCGAGAAGCGTCCGCCCGCCGGCACGCTGGACGAGCGGGTGCTTGCGGCGCTCCGGAAGGAGCGCAAGGGCATCCATATCCCGTCGCTCGCCGGGATGCTGGCGATCACTGACCGCGATGTGGTCGCGACCGCCAAAGCCCTGCAAGCCAAGGGCTACAACATCATTCTCGACAAGCGGCGCGGTCACGTCGCGCTCGCCATGGACCTCAAGCCCGCTTTCTCCATGGAGGACGGGCACATCATCCTTCGGTCGGACGCCAACAACCGCTTTCTGTTCGGGGCGGTGGGGGACAACCACCTGGGCTCCCGCTACGAGCGGCTGGACGCGCTCAACGACCTCTACGACCGGATGCACGATGCCGGTGTGCAGCACGTCATGAACACCGGCAACTGGATCGACGGCGAGGCGCGCTTCAACCGGCATGAGTTGCACGTTCACGGCATGGACGCGCAGCTTGCCTATCTCGTCCGGAACTACCCGAAGCGCGAAGGGATCACGACCTACGCCGTAACCGGCGACGATCACGAAGGGTGGTATGCCCAGCGCGAGGGCATTGATATTGGCGTCCGCGCCGAGCAGGACATGCGCGCCGCCGATCGCTGGGATTGGGTGAACCTCGGCTACCAGGAGGCGCACGTCATCCTGGAAAACGCCAACACCGGCAAGCGCGCCGTGCTGGCGGTGGTGCATCCCGGCGGCGGCAGCGCCTATGCGCTTTCCTACTCCATCCAGAAGGTGATCGAGAGCCTGGACGGCGGCGAGAAGCCGGGCGTCGCGCTCTACGGGCACTACCACAAGCTGCACGGCCCCATGAACATCCGAAACGTGTTTGCGATGCAGACCGGATGCACGCAGGACCAGAGCTTGTTCATGCGGAAGCGCCGCCTTGAGGCGCATGTCGGCGGCATCCCAACGATCAAGCTGGAACAAGACCCGGCCACGGGCGCGATCGTCGGGTGCGAGGCGCAAGTCGTCCGGTATTTCGTCAAGGGCTACTACAACGAGCGGTTCGCGGCGCCCGGGCGCGGCGTGACCCAGGCGCGGCGGGGTGTCGCATGATCGGCCCCGATCCCCGCCCGGAGGAGAACGCAGTCGGGCGCCGCTGGCGTCCGGACTGCGACCTCACCATCCGACAGGTGCGCCGCGTGCGGCGCCTCCGCCGAAAAGACCTCGGCCCCGCCGCCATCGCGGAGCGGATGAAGGTCGAGCTTCGGGACGTGGAGCTTGCCATGGCCGCCATGCGCGGCCGGCGGGCCGCCGCCACGAACCACGCCACGCTCAACGTCCGCCGCATGACCGCCGAGAGGATCAACCGGGAGCGCCTTCCGGGGGAGCCGATCTGGCAGACGGTGGACCGCCTGCTGGACGAGTTGGAGGCCCAGCGGGCGGGGGCGTAACGCCGGGATAACGCCGGTTTCGCGCTTCGTTCGCCTTTCTCCGGATTGGTCCGGTTCAACGAAAAACCCCTGGAAAGCGTTGGCTTTCCAGGGGTTTTTGCTTGCCTTGGCGTATCGGAGTGAGAGGATTTGAACCTCCGGCCCCTGCGTCCCGAACACAGGCGTCCGGAATGCCGATATGCCTCCGGATGCATATTCTCAGCGGGTTAGCTCCGCATTGTTGGGCGTTGTCCGGCGTAAATCGTCACCGATCGGCGCGTAACGCAGGCTGTTGCGCCGGCCCCCAAGCCCCCTCAACCGCGTCCCGCAGATGGTGCGGCATCAGGTGCTTGTAGTTCCGCATGATCGTCTCGATGGTGTCCCCGACAATCTCCGCGACGAGCGCGGGCGGGACGCCGTTGGCGATCGCGTTGGTGATGTAGGTGTGCCGCAGAACGTGCGGCGTGACACCCTTCACGCCGGACTGCCGCATGAGCGTCGCGAAGGTCTTTTTGATCGAGCCCGGGTTGTCCAGGACGTATTCGCTTTTCCGCTCCGCGTGGGCGCGGACGATGATCGGCCAGAGCGCGGACGAGATAGGGACCGCCACGCGCCGCTTCTTGGTCCGCTGCCGCCCCGGCATCCGGTAGTCGATGAGGCGCTTTTCGAGGTCCACCTGAAACCACGTCAGCGTCTCGATGGCGCGGCGCCGGGCTGGCGCATGGAGGGCAAGCGCGGCGAAGCGGTGGACCCGCGACAGGCGCAGCGGCGTGTCGTCGTCCGCCTTCCGCCCCTGGCGGATCATGTCGTGGCGGTCCTCCTCAACGTAGGTTGTGAGGATCGCGCGCATTTCGTCCGGCGTCAGCACGCGGTTGCGGGGCTCCACCTTCGGAGGAAGCGCGATGTGCGGCACGTCGCCCAGGCGGAGGCGCCGGTTCCGGACGGCGTGGTTGAGCGCCGCGCGAAGATGCTCAAGCTCGCGGCGGATCGTCGCGTCGGAGCGACCGGCGCGGCTGCGGCGATACTTGAGAAGGATGGCGTCCGTAATGTCCGTGGGCAGCATCGGCCCGAAAAACGCCTTGATGGGCTGGCCGCACATCAGGGCGCGCTCCACGTCCACGGCGCGCTCCCTGATGTGTTCGTCCTCGTAGAGCGAGACGAGCGCCGCGATATCGGGCGGGCCTTCCTCGGCCTGCTCGATCCGCTCGCGCTCTATAATGAACGCGGCGAGGAACTTTTCAGCCGAACGGCGGCTGCGCGTCCCCGTCGAGCGGCGGCGTGATCTGCCGTTCTCGGTCCAGGTGATTTCCCAGTAACCGTCACTGTTGGGCCTGTCGGCAAGTCGTGTGCCTCGGTTCTCGCGGGGCATGTGGTGCTGCTCCTTATGTAAGCCTGTAGCGCGTCGTCCGGAATAAGGACGGGCCGACCGGGGATGTATCCCAGCTTGCCGTCCAGCCGGAGGCGATAGACCGTCGCGGCGCTCTTGCGGAGGATGGTGGCGACCTCCGCCTGAGTGTGCAGTTTCACCGCACGCCCATGAGGATCGCGGTGATGGCGGCGGCCTGATCCTTCGACACGGGCTGGTTGACCGTGAGCCAGACCCGATCCGCGCCGGCCATCTGGCGCACCTGGAAGGCGGGCGCCTCGTTCTCGTTGCTGGCGCCGGGCGGCATCAGGTCTTCCGGCTGGCACCCCAACGCATCCGACAACTGCTTGAGAGCCTTCGGGCCGGGCATGGAAATGCCGCGCACATAGGTAGAGACGGCATCGCGCCCGCAATGCGAGGCGCGGGCAAGGTCCGCCTGCGAGAACGGAAGTGGCTTGTGCGACAGCATCCTCTCTTGCAGGCGGCGGGCGAACTCCGATCGCACGGCGGCGCGCGGCCCAATGTCGGGCTCGGGCTCCGGTGCGGTCTGCTGGCGTGGCGGGAGTTTCTTGGCGCTCATGGTGGGGTTCCTCCGGCGCGAGCCGCTAATGTAGGGCACAAGCGGGTGGCCTCTGTCAAGCTGACATATTCTGCCCAACGCGGCACGTCGCCTATTGTTTCCGACAAAATGACGGACTACACTCCGGAGTGTCGGGCGGCAAACCCGACAACGACCACCACACCACCACAGGGAACCATGACCACCACAAGAGAGAAAGAGGCGCCACGGCTTCGCGTGCGGCTCAAGGCGGCGGACCTGATCCGCTCCCTTGGCGGCACGGCAAAGATCGTGGCGCTGGCGGAGGAGCATCGCATCCTCGGCCTCACCACGGACGCAATCGCCAAGTGGATCGAGCGCGACCGCATCACATTGACGGGGCTGCTGGCGCTGGACGCGCTGCGCCGCCGTCGCGCGATCCGGTATCGCCTCCATCAGCATATCCGAGAGGAGAAAGTCGCGGCATGAGCGGCCTTCGCATCATCACGGCTGACGAGCGCCTTGCTCGCAAACCAAAGATCAACATTGCCGTGTTCGGCCCGTCCGGCGTTGGCAAGACGACCCTGGCGCGCACGCTGGACCCGGACACGACGCTGTTCCTGGACGGCGAAGCTGGGACGCTGGCGCTGGGCGATTGGCGCGGGCGCGTGGTGGACCTTCGCGGCGCCGCCGCGTCGCTCGGTCAGCATCCGTGGGTCATGTGTCGCGCCATCGCGTCGCTGCTCGCCGGCCCCGATCCTGCCGACACGTCCGGCCCCTACAGCGCGGCGGCCTACGAGCAATACAAGGGCGCGTTGGGCGACCCGGCGGCGCTGTTCAAGGGTGTGGACACGCTGTTCATGGACAGCATCACCGTCGCGAGCCGGTGGGCTTTCGAGTGGTGCCAGATGCAGCCGGAGGCGTTCTCCGAGAAGACGGGCAAGCCGGACACTCGCGGCGCCTACGGGCTGCTGGGTCGCGAAATGACCAAGTGGCTCACCGTCCTACAACATGCGCCCTACAGCGTGATCGTCGTCGGCATCATGGACGAGGACAAGGACGACCTGGGGCGCATCACCTATCAGCCGCAGATCGTGGGATCGTCCACGGGCCGCGCGCTGCCGGGTATCTTCGATACCGTTCTGACGCTCTCCCGCTTCGACGTGGGCGACGGCGGCATCACGCACAACATGATCGGCGGCACCCGCCGCGCGCTGGTGTGCGATGCGAACCCGTGGGGCCTGTTGGCGAAAAACCGCAGCGGGAACCTCGACACGATCGAGCCCCCGAACCTGGGCGAGCTTGTCCGCAAGATGCGGACGGCGCCTCGCCACGACGCGACCCTCTCCTCCTCCATCGCGACCCCCGCCGCTCCGGCGGCGGCCTAAGAAGGACTGCCAGAACCGATGATCGGATTTTCCCAGGACACCGCCAAGATCGGCAATATCGAGCTTGTCCCCCAGGGCACGCTCTCGCGCGCGATCCTCTCCGTGGAGAAGCAGGGTTTCTCCAAGCCGAACCCGGAGAAGGGCACGGCCGGCGGCGGCGAATACTACGAGTGCAAGATCACGCTGGTTGGCGCGCCCTACGAGAAGCGCACCATTTTCCACTACCTCCTCAACCCGGAAGACCCGAAGCACACACAGCAGGGCCGCGACCTGGGCCTGGGCGCGCTCGTCCGGATGCTGGAAGCGACCGGCGTGTTCGAGCCGGCCAACCCCGCGTCCTACCGCAGCATGACCTTCCGCGATGCGGTGGGCGCGCTGCTGGCGGCGCAGGGCGCCGGCAAGACCATCGCCATCGAGGTCGGCGTGCAGAAGGGCACGGGCGGCTATCAGGACAAGAACGTGATCCGCGCGTTCCTGTCCCCGAACCCCAAGAGCGACAGCTACAAGAAGTGGCAGAAGTTGCAGGAGGGCGGGCAGGCGATGGCGGCTCCGGCGTTGCCGGCGTCCGGCTTCATGCAGTCCGCGCCGGCTCCCGTCGCCGCCGCGCCGGCCGGCTTCGGTTCCTCCGCTCCGGGGTGGCTTGGCGGCGGAGGACAGGCGACAAAACCGATGGACGACGCCATCCCATTCTGACATGATCGTTTCGCCCGGCGCTGCGCCACCACGTCGCGCCGGGCGATGCCTCTGCCCATCCACCACTGGACCGACAGGCCGCCGATGACCAAGCCAACGTGCGCGACGAGCGCACTCTTTGAAGCCCTGCGCGCTCACGGCGCGGGTGACGTGAAAACCGCATGTCGCATCTGCCTTGATCTGGCGTGGCACTCGTCCGCGCCGATCCGCGAGCGTGCGCGCAAGGTGCTTGCAGAATACGGCATGGAGATTAGCGGGGCGCCCGTGCTGGCGGAGGATGCGCCGGCCGCGACCGATCTGACGGCGGGAGAGGTCGCATGAGCTTCGACCCCAAGAGCGCGACGATCGGAGAAATGGAGGCGTGGAGGGCGGCGCAGAGGCAAGCCGCGAAGCTGTGTGATGGCGTGGCGATGAGCAGCGACGGCGACAACACTACTGAGCGCACAATCCGCGCGACGGCGCGAAACATCCGCACCGGCGTCCTTGCCATGCAGCCCGAAGCGCAACCATGATTTCTTCCGGCAAGATGTGGGCCGTGGCGGTAAAGCCCAACCATAAGCCCGGCTGCACAAACAAGCGGCGTTACGCGACCAAGCAAGAGGCGCTGGCGGCGATCAAGAAACTGCCCCCGCATTTTACTGGCCGCCACCTTTACGCCTGCATGTGGTGCGGAGGCTGGCACGCTACCTCCGCGCACCTTCCTCTCGCTGACGGGGAGACGTTGTGACATGCAACTCCGCCCCCGCCAGCGCGAGTTTGTTGACCGCTGCCACAACGCCCTTGCGGCGGAGCGCAACACTCTCGGCATAGCCCCGACCGGCGCCGGCAAGACGGTCATGCTCTCTGCGACCGCGCTGCACATGCCGAAGCCGATCCTGGTTGTGCAGCACCGCATCGAGTTGGTCGCGCAGAACCATCGCACCTACCGGCGGATGAACCCGTCCGGAATGACGAGCGAGTGGACGGCGGACAAGAAGCGCATCGAGCGCGACGGCGTTACGTTCGGCATGATCCAGAGCCTTACCGGGCACCTGGACGAGCTACCGCCGCTGGGCTCGATCATCGTGGACGAGGCGCACCACGCCAGCGCGGACGGCTACCTCCGGCTCATCAACGGCGCCCGCAAGCGCAACCCCGAACTGCAACTACTGGGCGTCACCGCCACCCCCGGGCGCGGCGACAAGCGCACGCTCCGGACGGTGTTCTCGAACGTCGCGGACCAAATCTCCGTCCGCGAGCTAATCGCGGGCGGGCACCTTGTCCGGCCGCGAACCTTCGTCCTCGACGTGGGGGTGAAGGACAAGCTGCGCGGCGTGAAGCAACTCGCGACCGACTACGACATGGATGCGGTCGCGGAAATCATGGACCAAGCTCCGCTCAACGAACGTGTCGTGGAGGAGTGGCGCAAGATCGCGGGCGAGCGGCAGACGGTGGTGTTCGCCGCCAACGTCGCGCACTCGAAGCACGTCACGGAGGCTTTCCGGACGGCGGGCGTCGCCGCCGCACACATCGACGGGACCATGCCGGACGGCGAGCGCGCCGCGATCCTGCGCGCGTTCGATCGGGGCGAGCTTCAAGTCATCGTCAACGTCGCGGTCCTGACGGAAGGCTGGGACTGCCAGCCGGTGTCGTGCGTGATCCTGTTGCGCCCGTCCTCGCACCGCTCAACCATGGTGCAGATGATCGGGCGCGGGCTCCGCAAGCTGGACCCGGAGTTGTATCCCGGCCGCACCAAAGACGATTGTTTGGTTTTGGATTTCGGCACGTCCGTATTGCAGCACGGCTCGATCGAGGCGGAGCAAACGCTAGGGGAGGGCGGCACGGTCAAGTGCCACGCCTGCGATAGCACCGTCCCGAAGGTCTGCATCGAGTGCCCGTTGTGCGGGGCGGAGCTACGCAAGCCGGCCGAGGCCGGCGAGCGCGGCGAGCGCCAGGAGCGGGACGCGGGCGACAAGGAGGTTCTGTCCGATTTCGTCCTGACGGAAGTGGATTTGCTCAAACAGAGCCCCTACCGCTGGGAGGAGTTTTGGGACGGCGCGATGATGATGGCGTGCGCGTTCGACGTGTGGGCGTGCATGATTAACCTCCGGGGGCGCTGGATCGCGGTAGGCGGAGCGAAGGGTCAGCCCGTCCGGCTGCTGGCGACGGAGGCGGAGCGCCTTGTCGCGCTCTCCACGGCGGACGACTACATGCGCGAGCATGGCGACGACGACGCCGCGAGCAAGACGAAGCGGTGGCTTTCCCTGCCGCCGTCCGACAAGCAGCTACACCACCTTGGATACAAGAGCCCGCTCGAAGCGCCGGGGCTAACGCGCTATCGCGCGGCGTGCCTGTTGACGTGGCGGTGGGCGGAGGGCGCCATCAAGGCGCGCGTCATGGAGGCCGGCAATGCTCGCATTGCTGCCTAAGCCGGACGGATGCCAGCAATGCGGAGCGCCGAACCCGCGCATCCTTCTGACGGCGCCGATCGTCCGGAAACCGGAGTGGCTTTGCCGGACGTGCTTCGTGCTGCACCCCACAAGCGCCGACTTTCGAGACGCGGAAATGGAGCGCGTCCGAGAGGCGACGTTGGAGGGGCTGGATGAGGATGCGTGTCAACAAACTTGTGCGGAAACCGATCTGGCTCATGTGACACAATCGAGGACGACAGGAGAAGGCAAATGACGCAACCACAGACTGATTGCCCAGCAGGCGGGCGCTGCGACCACGACGAGGCGTGCAACACGCGCGGGTGCTTGCGTCTTGACCCGCCGCTGATAGGAGCGCCGCCAGTTCGCGAACCCACGCCTGTGCGTGCCGCGCTTGAAGCGGCTGGGCGGGCGCTCTGCTTTGGCCAGAACGGCATTGACTGCGATACCTGCCTGACGGCGGATCAGTGTCGCAAGCCGGGCCACTGGAATGTGGAGGCAGCGGCAACGGTCGCGGCATTCCTGCGCGCCATCACCACCGACGCAGAGCCGGGCCGCATTCACGCGCCGGGGATCGGCTGGATGCGCGTGCAAGACCTCGCCGCCGCAGCAGAGGAGGCCGCCAATGTCCGATGAAGCCAAGTCGACCCCGCCGATGCCCGCGGTAGCCTACGCGCCCGCGCCGTGTCCGACGTGCGGCGCGCGGACGGTCAAGGAAGCCAACGGCCTGTGTCGCCCCCGCTTCGATGAGACGGGCGAGGCGACTTGCGCCGGGCAGGACGAGGACGAGAGCGGTAACCTGACCCAGCCGACGCCCGAGAGCGTCGCCGCGCTGGATGAGTGGATCGAGCGCCATGGCCGACATTGAGAAGCGGACCACCTTCAAGCCGCCGGGCGCGATGATGCTGGAAGGGATGGCGCTTTATGGCGCCCCGGTGTGGCGCCCGCTTGTGCGGCGGCTTGATGAAGCGGTCATCACGGTTACGCAAGAGCCCGCGGAAAGCGGCTTCGTGATCCGCGCGACGATGAAGCTGCCGCGCATGGCGGCGGTGAGGGTGCCAGCCGATGACCGATGAAGCGGAACCGACCGACCAACGCACCGACGCCGCCGAACGCAGCGCACACGTCCTGCGAGGGGGCGCCCCGGAGCCGGTGAATGTCCTGCCGGTGGTAGAGGTATCCCCCGGCGTGTGGCGGCTGCGCGTGTTGGTGGAGTTGGAAGCCGAGAACGCCCGCCTCCGCGCCCGCATCAAGGAGCTTGAGGGATGATCGACTTTGCCCAGGCGACGCAGACGGAGCGTGTCTCGCACGCGCTCTCGACCCTGATCGGCGCGGCGCAGGCAGCGCAGCGGGAGCAGCAGGGCAGGCGGGACTACCTGGGCGCGTCCCTGTTGGGGGAGGAGTGCCTTCGGCGCCTGCGCTACGAGTATGAGGGGGCGCCGGCCGACCCAGGGCGTGAGCCCTCGCCCGAAATCCTGCGGGTGTTCCAGCGCGGCCACGACGCAGAAGCCCGCATGGCGGGGTATCTTCGGGCCGCCGGGTTCGACTTGCGGACGGAGAAGCCGGACGGCGGACAGTGGGGGTTCTACGCCGCCAAAGACCCGGAGACAGGCAAGGCGCGCATCCAGGGCCACGCGGACGGGATCATTCGGGGGTGGAGCCCGACCTATGAAGCTCAGTGGGCGCCGGACGGCTGGACTTGGGCGGACGGCTTAGAGTTCCCGATGCTTTGGGAGAACAAGGGGCTCAAGCATCGGTCCTTCCAAGACCTCAAAAACAAGGGGCTCAAGGGCTCCAAGCCGCTCTACTACGCGCAGATCAACCTTTACATGGCCTACCTGGACATCCCTCGCGCTCTGTTCACGGCGGAGGACCAGGACACATGCGAGATTTGGGCGGACGTGCTGACGCTCGATATCGAGGCCGCGCAGACCGCCTCCGATCGCGGCGTGACCGTCATCACCGCGCCGTCCGTGGACACCCTCCCCCGGCTGGGGAAGGACAAGGACGCATGGCAATGCCGGTTCTGTTCCTTCCAGGACCGATGCTGGGCCGGCGAGGCGCCGAAGAACCCGCCCAAAGGCCCTGCGCTTCCGGCCTGGATGAAATAATCGTCCAGCATTCCGGACGGTGGCGGAGCCGTCCGGATGGCGCTATACTGACACCCTACACGTTTGGTCGGGGTGTGCAGGCAAATGGGAAGCCCATCTTCCAGGATCGGTGAGCAGGGCCGCGTCGTATCCGGCATCCTGGCTGGCAGCGCGGCCGCCCCTGTTGGCGTCTGGACCGGCCGCTTCAACCTGACCGTCTCGGGGTCTTTCGTCGGAGGCATCGCCATCGAGCGGAGCTTTGACGGCGGGAGCAACTGGCACAACTGCACCCTGCCGAACGGCGCGCCGAACTCTTGGACGAGTGCTTTCTCCGTGTCGCTGGACGAGCCGGAGCCGGGCGTCCTGTATCGGCTCAACCCCGCGCTGTCGTCCGGAAATCCGACCTATCGCGTCTCGGGAGCCGCCTGACATGAGCATCTTCCAGGGCACCATGGGCGACCTCCGGCTGTTCCAGCCGGTCGCGTCCGCGAAGCTCGCCGTCACCGCAGCGAGCGGCAACGTCGCCGTCCCCGGCACCTTCCCGGCCGGTGTTCGGCGGAACGTGCGCCTTGTGAACGGCGGCGACAACGAGTGCTTCGTCGCCTTCGGGACCAGCAACGGCATCACCGCGACGGTGGACACGACCATGTATATTGGCGCGAACAAGAGCGCCGAAATCTTCGAGCTTGCGGCGGATATCACGCACATTGCGGCGATCTGCAATTCGGGCGAGACAACCGACCTGTTCATCACGACCGGCACGGGCATCTGATCCATGGCGTTCGGTGGCGGACGCGGACGCATTGCCCGGCTACGCTCCGGGGGTGTGCTGAGCGGAAGGCTCATCAATGTCGGCGGCTACACCGGCAGCGGCAGCGCGCGGACCATCCAGACGGGCATGACGCCTGACCTTGTGATGATCAACCGTGGTGCCAACTATACGCGGCTGGGCGGGCCGGCGCTGATCGGCGTGGGCAACTTTGGCCTATTCAACGTGTCCGGCGTGGTCCCCTTCGGCGCAGACGCGCAGGGCTTTACCGCGTTCGGCTCTAGCTCGTTCTCGCTGGGAACGGCGACCACGGTCAACGCGGCTGCGACTGAATACGTCTGGCAGGCGGTGCAGCGGCGGCGCGGTTTCTTCGACGGGGCGTTTATCAGCGGCAACGGCGCGGCCGGCCAGACGGTTTCGCACAATCTCGGCGTAGCGCCTGAGATCATGTGGGCGCGCAATATGTCAGCCGCCGCCAACTCGTGGGGCATGTATATCGCGCCATCGCTGGGTGGCGCTGCCAACCTCTGCTTTTTCCCTGCGAACATCGGCACGGCGACGAACAACTGGCTCAACAATACGAACCCGACCGCCACGCAGGTCACTATCGGCAACGTGGCAGGAACCGCGCTCAACGCGACCGGCAATGCGTCGCTGGTGCTGATGTTCGCTTCTCGCCCCGGCGTGTTGAAGATCGGCTCGTATTCCGGCGACGGCGCGGCCAACGGCGCGACGGTGGAAACCGGCGTCAAGATCAAGTCGCTGTATCTGTTCCAGACGACCGCCGCGAACTGGATGCACAACTACGAGGCGCAAAGCAATCCGACCTCGCCGTGGACAAAGTATTGGCAACCCTGGTCCAACTCCGCAATCACAACCGATGCGAACGGCGTCATTGTGAGCGGCACCACATTTCGACCGCCGTTGTCCAAGAACGCTGCGGGTCAATCCTTCCTCTATATGGCGTTCGGCTGATGACGACCCTCGCATGGCTCAAAGAGCGCGCCACCGAACGCAACACGAAGCGGGCGGCCGGCGTCATGGCGGCAGTCGGTGGATACTTCGGGTTCATTGATCCGGACGCGCTGACGCAGGCCGGCACCGTGGTTGCGATCCTGTCCGCAATCTGGCTGGCGGTGGACGCCTTCCTGACCCCTGAGGGGGCGGAGAAGCGGAAGGACTTTTCCAAGTGATCACCGTGACGAGCGCAATCGCCCTGGCTCGCATGGCGGGCGCGTGGCTCGTCAGCACGAAAGCGGGGCGGATCACGCTCGCTGGGCTCGCCGTCCTGGTGTTCCTGTGGGTTTACGGCGAGCGCCGCGAAGCGGACGGGCGGCGCGAGGTCATCGAACAAATCGAGCAGCGCGACCAACGCGCGGTGGAGCGAGCGCATGAGGCTGAACGCGATATCCGTTCTCGCGGCGACAGTGATGTTCTCCGCAGCCTGCGCGATGGCACCTTCTAGCCCAGGCGTGTGCGAGGCCCTGCCGATCACCCCCTACTCGGCGGAGCGCACCACGCGCGCCGCTCTCGAACTCTCATCCCTACCACCTGACGCCGAGCTTCCGCAGATGATGCAGGACTACCGCATCCTGCGCGCCCGCCGTCGCGCCGTGTGCGGAGAATAATGCTCGATGGCTTGGTTCCTTCCGGCGCGTCGCGCGCCGTCCGTAATCGCGCCTCTCCGCCGGGACGATCCGGACGCGCGCTTCGCAGCGTGCATCCCGATCATCCTCCGGCACGAAGGGGGCTATGTGGACCACCCCCGCGATCCTGGTGGGGCTACGAACCATGGTATTTCGCTGCGCTATGCGCGCTCGCGTGGCTCCATGTTCGACCTCGATGGCGATGGGGACGTGGACAAGGCCGATATCGTCCTGGTGACGCCGGAGCTTGCGTCGCGCGTCTATCGCGGCTGGTTCTGGCGGGACGTGCGGGGGGACGACCTCCCCGCCGGTATCGACCTCGCGACGTTCGACTTCGCCGTGAACAGCGGGCCGGGGAGAGCGACGAGGTTTCTACAGGAAGCAGTCGGCGCCGAGGTTGATGGCCTGTTCGGGCCGCGCACGCTGGCGGCAGTCCGCAACGCGGACCCGGCGCTGACGGCGAAGATCATATGCGGGCGCCGGCTCGCGTGGCTGCAAACCCTGCCCACCTGGGACGACTTTGGGCGCGGCTGGACCCGTCGCGTCGTGGACGTGCGGGACCGCGCCGAAAAAATGGCGCGGGAGGCAAAATAAACCCTTGCCAGGGTAGGGCGTTGTATGGTGTCCTCCGGTCTGTCAGCATGACATTGCTGATAACCCACCACGGAGCCCACCACCTATGCACGACCCGTTTGTGTTCACCGCCAGCGGAGCGCGGTTCTACCTGAACCGCCCCGACGCCAGCATGATCCGGCTGGACGACATCTCTCACTCGCTGGCGAGCATCATCCGCTATTGCGGCTCGCACGCGCACCGCACCCCGGTCGCGGTCCACTCGATCATCGTCGCGGACATTCTGCGCGCCGAGCATCCGGACGCCGTGCGCCAGACGCCGGAGCTTCTGCTGGCCGCGCTGCTGCACGATGCGGCGGAGTGCTACATGGGCGACGTGCCGGCGCCGTTGAAGCGCATCCTGCCGAGCTACGCGCACATCGAGAACAACGTCATGGCCGTTGTCGAAGAAGCCTTCGAGCTTCCGCGCGGCATCATGAACCACCCCGCGCTGCGGGCGGCGGACAAGGAGGCTTTGCGGCACGAAGTCAGCGCGAACGTTCTTTCGTATCGCGAGGCCGCGATGAAGAACGCCAGCGCCGGCCGCATGAACGAAGCCGCGACCGCCGAGGCCATGGTCGCGAACCTCCGGCCCGTGGACTACGGGCTTCCGGACGGGACGGAATGGCTCGAAGCCCATGACGTTCACCCCGACGCCGGCAACATGGACGCGCAGGCCGGCCCTCATGCGTCGATGTTGTGGGTGCTGCGGTTTGAGGCGGAGGTCCGGCGCCTGGAAAACGTCGCGCCGCGCTCCCCCGCGATCGTCCGGGCTCACTCCATGATGGAGGAGGCGCGGACCCGCTCCCTGCGGTGGCGTCCGCTTTCGTCCTCGCGCCTGTTCGGGCTCGCCTACACCGAGGCGCCGGTCCCCGAACAACTCAAGCTGCCCGCCGCCAAGGCGGCGATCGCGGCCGCCTGCGCGACCACGGGCGACGTTCCGGACGACAAGCTGCGCGTCGCGGGAGACGATGCGGCGCTCGCCATCGTCCGGTTTGCGAAGAAGTTTCTCGAAGCGATGAGCGCCGACAACCTTCGGGGCGGCCTGGACCCGGAGTTGGTCAAGACGGACCCCGCCCGCGCCGCCTTGCAGGCGATGGAAGAAGACGCTGAAAGCCGCCTGATGGGGCTGCTGCGGACGGCGCCGACCACCGAGACGCGGCACTAGCTCCATGTCGCGGCGCACCACCTTGGAGTGCCAATACATCACGGGCGACCCGCAAGAGGCGCACGCCTATTGCGGGGCCGCCACGGACGGAGCCTTGCCCTACTGCGGGACGCACGCTGCGCTTGTGTATGACCGCACGCGGAGCGCCGCCAAGCGCGACCGCTGGCTCATGAAGCAGGCGGAGTGGGCCGCGAAGCGCCAGCGCCAGCCGGACGCTCACGAAAAGAGCGGGATGCTGTCGCGGCGAGGGAACGACCGGAACCCGTCCAACGACACGCCGGAGCGCGTTATCGCCCTGGCAGGCTACGGCACACTGCAACTACCGCAGCGGTCAGCAACACCTTTCAGCGACGACGAGTAACCCACCACAACCCCACCACGGGACACGCCACCACATGCTCGCAATACCCTACTTGATCCTGGGGATCGCGCTCCTTGCCATCGCCTGGATGGCGACCGCAAGCGGCCCGAACCCCTGGTTCATCGGCATCAGCGCCGTTGCCTTCCTCGCGACCGCATGGGTGAGCCGATGAGCGTCCCGATCATCCACGCGCCGAGCGTCCATGCGTTCCTGTCGGCGCTCCTGCCGCCAGGGGCGCGCATCGCCCTGCGAGGGGTGGGGGAGAAGGGCACCGACAAGTTCGGCGCCTTCTCCGAACCCGTCATGTGCGACACGACCCGCGCCATGGGCCACCTGACCCGGTGGACCGAGAACGGCATCGGCGCGTTCGTGGTGCCCGGCACCATCGCGCCCGGCGTCACCCGCACCGCGCCGCACGACGATGACGTGATGGCGTTCACGTCGATCCTCGTTGACCTGGACGACGAGGCGCTGGCGGAGAAGGCCACGCACTACCTGAGCGAAATCCTGGGGCCGCCCTCGATCATCGTGGCGTCGTCCGGAACCGCGAGCCCGAAGCGCCACCTGTATTGGCTGCTGGACGAGCCCTGCGAGGACACGCGCATGATCGCCGCCACGCGCCGCCATCTGGCGGAGCTTGTGGGCGGTGACGCGGCGTTCTTCCGCATCCCGCAAATCATCCGCGTGCCCGGCACGACCAACCACAAGGGCGGCGAGAAGCGTCCTGTCGCGCTGGTCAAGTGCGAGCCGGAGACGCGCTACACCCTGGACGATCTGCTGGCCGCGATTGCGGACGCGGAGCGTCCGGCCTGGGCGCCAGAGCCGAAGCGCATCAAGCGCCCCACCGTGAACGAGCAAGGCTTGCTGGTGTTCACGCCGGAGACGGGGACGGACACGCGGGCGCCGCTCGCGCTCACGCAGGATATCACCGAGGGCGGCGGGCCGGACGCGAACCGCTGGTCCGAGTTTTCCCGCGTGGCTGGGCACTACATCCACGCGCTCCGGGCCGGACAGGTCGCGACCCCGGAGGAGGCGAAGGCGCTCACCGAGGGGTGGATGCTGGCGCACATGAAGCCGGCATGGCCTGCGGACAGGTTTGAGCGCGAGTGGGCCGCGATCCTGTCGCGGGACATCAACGACAAGGGACCGATTGCCGCATCCAAGCCGGTGCTGTCGCAGGGGATCAGCGCGAGCGCATGGCAGGCTGCGGCGGAGGAGGGCGGAGAGGCAGCGTCGGGTGGTGCCGGCGTCGAAGGCGATAGCGGGGGCTCCGTGGCTACCGCCGATGCCTCTCCGCCCCCTGGGAACTTCTTGCAGATGTTCGCGGCCCGCCGCTGGACGATGAGCGAGAAGCCCGTCCGGAAATGGCTGG